TAAAAGACATACAAATGGTAAGAAAAAAACCAGGCAAGGTCAAAGCCATAGAACAAAATATGGGACTAAAGGTAGTAAAAAGTATTATAAAAAACGTTATAGAGGACAAGGAAAATGAGTAGAAAAAAAGACCCAAGACTCAAAAGAGCTGGTGTATCAGGTTATAATAAACCTAAACGAACTCCTGGTCACAAAACAAAATCACACATTGTTGTAGCAAAAGAAGGTAGTAAAATTAAAACTATAAGATTTGGTCAACAAGGCAAAACTGGTGATAGAACTATGACTAAAAGAGCTAAATCGTTTAAAGCTAGACATAGAAAAAATATTAAAAAAGGTAAGATGTCAGCAGCTTATTGGGCTAATAAAGTTAAATGGTAGGAGATTATGCCGATACAAAGAAAAGGGGTAACTAAAGGTGATATGGTTCGTGCTATAAAAGGCATAGAGCTACACCTTATGCAACTTCAACAACATATTGTAATGATAGATAATATCTTAGATAAATATATCGTTATGAAAAAAGACAAAGACAAATTCGTAGAGTTCATGGAAAATGAACATAAACAAGAACAACGTAAGCAAAGCAGAAAAAGCACTAAAACTAGCAAGTAAAGACTTAATAGCTTTTGGTAAACTTTTTCTTCCCGATGATTTCATGAGGAGTGAAACACCTCCATTTCATTACGAAATGGCTGATGCTATTGATGATAATAGTGTAAAACAATTAGCTGTTATTTTACCTAGAGGACACGGAAAAACTGTGTTAACTAAATGTTCTATTATTAAAGATTTTTGTTTTTGTCCAAAAGATGATATGTTGTTTTACGCTTGGGTATCAGCAACGCAAAAATTAAGTACTGGTAATATGGATTATATTAAGTACCACTTTGAATACAATGAAAAAATAAAATACTACTTTGGTAGTTTGAAGGGAAAAAAATGGACAGAAGAAGATGTGGAGTTAGCCAATGGATGTAAACTTATTAGTAAATCGAATGTTGCGGGTATTAGAGGGGGTGCTAAATTACACAAAAGATACGACCTCATCATTCTTGACGACTTTGAACACGAAGCAAATACTATCACAGCTGAAGCACGGGCTAAGAATAGCAATCTCGTTACTGCAGTTGTTTATCCTGCTATTGAGCCTCATACTGGTCGTCTTCGTGTCAATGGTACTCCTGTGCACTATGATAGCTTTATCAATAACCTCATCATTAATTATGAACGTAGTAAAAAAAGCAAAGATGATTTTGCGTGGAGAGTAATTACTTACAAAGCAATTCAACCAGATGGAACATCATTATGGGATAGTTGGTTTCCTTTGTCTAAGTTAGAAGAAAAGAAAAAGTTTTACCAAGATAGTGGAACGCCTAGTAAATTTTATCAAGAATATATGATGGAAGTACAATCTGAAGAAGATTCAGTTTGGGGTAGAAAACACGTAAAATATTGGGAAGGATATTACGAGTTTGATGATGGAGAAAAACAAGGATACATAAATGTAGATGGTGCTAGAACTCCTGTAAATACATTTATTGGATGCGACCCAGCAACAGACATTAATACTAAAAATGCAGACTATAGTGTAATTATGGTAGTAGCAGTTGATGCAAATAATAATCGTTATGTATTAGAATATGAACGTCATCGTAGCATTCCTACATTAGGAGCAAAAGATGTTGATGGAAACATTATAGACAAAAAAGGTGTAGTAGATTATATTATTGAAGCATACAAAAAATATAATTGTAAACAAGCTACAGTAGAAGATGTTGCTATGAATCGTAGTATTCTGCAAGCATTAAACGATGAAAGAAGAAGAATTAATCGTTACGATATAGCTGTAATACCTGAAAAACCAGGTGGACAACAAAAAAGAAACAGAATTTATTCAGGTTTATCTGGTATTTTTTCTGTAGGTTCCTTATATTTAAGGGAAAATATGTTTGATTTGGTTAACGAAATTGTAACTTTTGGACCAAGAATGGCTCATGATGACACAATTGAAGCACTTTATTATGCAAATTTACACGCATATCCGCCAAATCATGCAAGTAATAACGCAGAAAAACCAAAATGGTATAAACCAAAACGTAAAGCAAAAAGCTGGATAATAGCATGATACAAGATAAAAAAAGAAGTTCTGAAGAAACAAAAGTAATACAAGAAAGATTAAAAGAATTAAATTTGTATGAAGGAAAGATAGATGGTGTAGAAGGAGCAGAAACAATAGAAGCTGAAAATACATTATCTAAATTAGAAGATGCTGGAATGTCTTTAGCTGACATAGAGGTTTATGGTTATAGAAAAAAAGTAGGATTACCAGCTGACCTCATGTTAACAGGTGAGTATGAAATGTGGGAAGAATATGGAGATAATTTTAGAGAGCAAATGTCTGATGAAGAATATCAAAGTTTATACAAAGAAGATAGAAAATCTCCTATAGATTCTATGCAAGAAATGAAAGAATCTTTTGGTAATAAAATTAAAGAAATAGATTTGATGGATAAATTATTTAAATATATAAAGGAACAATAATGCCTAAGTTTGGAAAAAAATCACAAGAAAGATTAAATACTTGCGACCCAAGATTAATAGAATTATTTGAAAGAGTAGTTGAAGATTTTGATTGCTCAGTATTGCAAGGACATCGTGGAGAAAAAGAACAAAACGAATTGTTTGAAAAAGGTTTTAGCAAATTAAAATACCCTAAAGGTAGACATAACCAATATCCTTCATTAGCTGTAGATGTAGCACCTTATCCTATAGATTGGAAAGATAGAGAACGCTTTACATATTTTGCTGGATTCGTTATGGGTATTGCGGCTTCAATGGGATTAACTATACGTTGGGGTGGAGATTGGGATAGAGATACTGAGTTAAAAGATAACAACTTTGATGACCTACCACATTTTGAAATAAGGGATTAATATGGCACGTAAAAGTAAAGCAGAAATAAATAGACAACTTTTTAAAAAAGCTAATAATTATCATAGAAAAAAATGGTTTACTGATTCTCAGAAAAGCATGGATTTTTATTTAAATGAACAATTAACTGCTGAAGAAAAAGAAAATTTACAAGAATCAGGGATGCCTGATTTTATTATTAATCGTATTACACCAGCTGTAGATATTATGAAGTTTTTTGTTACAGCTAATAATCCTAGATGGCAAGCAGTTGGAGTAGAAGGTAGCGACATAGATATAGCAAATGTACATAGTGCTGTAGCAGATTATTGTTGGCATTTATCAGACGGAAAAAGTGTTTTTAGTAATGTTATACAAGATTCTTTAGTTAAAGGTTGCGGGTTTTTTAAAATAAATATTGATTCTAATGCTGATAATGGTGCGGGGGAAGTCAAGTACGATAGCATAGACCCTTATGATGTTTATGTAGACCCTATGAGTAGAGACTTTTTATTTAGAGATGCGTCTTATATTATGGTACAAAAGAATTTACCTAAAACAGCTTTGATTAAATTATTTCCACAATACAAAAGAAAGATTGTTAGAGCAAGTGGTAATGTACAAAGCAAACAATATTCTTTTAGAGATATACACGACTCAGAAACAATACAACCAGGTGATGTAGAATATGAAGCATACACACTAGAAGGGGAGCAAGATGAAATTCTAGATTTCTATGAAGTATATTCTAAAGAAAAAGTTCCTTTTGTTAATGTGTTTATAAAACAACCTCCTTCTGATGAAGAAATTATTTCTATTAAACAACAAGCGGAAAAGCAAACTAAAGATTTGCAAAACAATCTTAACGTACAATTAAAAGAAAAAGAATTAGAATTAGATAAATTAGTTGAAGCAGAAGAAATATTGCCTGAAAGAAAACAATTAGAAATGCAAAAACTAATGCAAGAAATGGAAAATAAAATTTCAGAACAACAAGCTTTAATTGAAGCTGAATTAACACAATTACAAACAAGAGTTGTTCAACAAGTAATGGATAAAAAACTTTTTGATGATAGTTTAAAAAATAAAGAATTTGCTAAATTAGTAGTAGACTCTGTTGAGTTTTATAAAACACAAATTAAAATGTGTGCATCAGTAGGTGATATGTATTTATATGAAGCAATATTACCTATAGAAGATTATCCTATTGTACCAATACCTTATACACATACTGGTACACCATATCCAGTAGGAGCTGTAACTCCTATGATTGGTAAGCAAAGAGAAATAAATAAAGCACATCAAATTATGTTACACAATGCAAACTTAGCATCTAATCTTAGATGGTTATATACTGAGGGTAGTGTAGATGAAGAAGAATGGGAACAATATTCAAGTAGTCCTGGAGCTATGTTAAAATATAGGCAAGGGTTTCAAATACCTACTCCAGTACAACCAGCTCCTATAAACAATGCATTTTTTAATATTACTCAAACTGGTAAAGCAGACATAGAATATATAAGCGGTATATCTTCTAGTATGCAAGGAATAGGACAACCAAGCACAGAAACTTATCGTGGTTTATTAGCTATGGATGAATATGGTACAAGAAGAATTAGACAATGGATTAATAATTGCGTAGAACCAGCATTAGAGCAAGTTGGTAAAGTTTTTAAAGTAATGGCTCAATTTACATATACTGCGCAAAAAGTATTTAGAATTGTTCAACCAGAAGCTGGAGCTTCACAAGGAGAAGTTCAAGAAGTGTCTATTAACATACCAATTTATAATGATTTTGGTAAAGTAGTTAGTAGATATAATGATTTTCAATCATCTAAATATGATGTAAGAATAGTAGCAGGTTCAACACAACCTATAAATCGTTGGGCATTGTTAGATGAATATTTTAGATGGTATCAATCAGGATTAATAGATGATGTAGCAATGATTGAACAAACAGATATAAGAAACAAAAAACAATTAATGGAACGTAAAAGCATTTATAGTCAATTACAATCACAAGTTGCATCTTTAGAAGATGCTATAAAAAGTAGAGATGGTACAATAGAAACACTTGAAAGACAAATAGTACAAGCTGGTATTAAAGATAAAGTTAATCAAGGTTCTATAGATTCAACTAAAGCAGTAATGCAAACACAACAAGACCAAAAAATACTACAAAGTAAACTTAAAGATTTGTATGAACAGACAAAAGAAGAAATTCAACAAGAAAATGTTGATAATGAAAAAAACGTACAGTAAATTAGAAGGAGAAATACAGTATGGACAATAACAAGGATAACTTACTAGTAGATGACGCACAACGTGCAGAATCTAATAATGTAACCCCTACTGAGAACGATACTGTGGCTGAAGATTTTTTTTCTCAGCTTGATAGACAAGTTATGGGTGAAGTGGTAGAACAGCCAGATGTAGAAGCTCAAGTAGAACAGACAACTCCAAATCAGGACCCTGTTGCAGAGCGAAATACTGAAGTAAATTCAGTAGATTGGGAAAAGCGATATAGTGATTCGTCAAGAGAAGCAAAAAGACTTAACAATCAATTGCAAGACTTAGAACCATATATGCCTTTACTCAATGCAATGAAAGAGGACCCTAATTTAATCACTCATGTGAGAGGTTATTTTGAGGGCGGTGGCTCAGCTCCCAAGAGCGTAAAAGAGCAACTTGGCTTAGACGAAGATTTCGTTTTTGATTATGACGATGCTTTGTCAGACCCTAACTCTCAATCTGCAAAGTTGTTTAATGCAACAGTAGATGGAGTTGTACAAAGAAGGTTAGGTGATTTTGCAAGAAAACAATCTGAGCAATCACGTAGAGCTTCAGAAGAAACGGCTTTTAAAAGTCAATATAATGTTTCAGAAGAAGACTACAAAGATTTAATGGATTATGCAAAGTCTCATAGACTAACATTGGAAGATGTGTATTATTTAAAAAATAGAAACAATAGAGACCAAGAGGTCGCTAATAACACTAGAAACGAAGTAATACAACAAATGAAAAATGTTAGACAAATGCCTACAAGCGTAGCATCAAGCGGGAATGCACAAAGAGAAGAAAAATCAGTAGACGATGCCGTTTTTGATAAGTTGCTATCTGAGGGAACTGGGTTAGACAAATTGATGTAATAATAACTCAACAAACAACGGGAGGCAGATATGCCAACAGATACAAGTTACCCAGCTGCAACGCCATTGGCTTTGTCAGCAAGTACAGACTTAACCCAGGGTTTTGCGGCATCAAATGGTTCTTCACTAGCGACAGGAGATTTACGTAGAAGATACGACTTTTCTGAAAGATTCGGAGAAT